GTTATACTGAAATTATTCGCTCTCATTTTGGAGTTATTAGTCCAGACGCTCGTTTGCAGCGTCCTGAGTATATTGGTGGCGGTTCCACTGTTGTTCATATCCATCCTATTGCCCAAACAAGTGCGACCACTCTTGCTCGAGGTTCTACAGTTTTGGGTAATCTTGCGGCTATGGGCACGTCACTCGCAAGTGGTCATGGCTTTACGCAAAGCTTTGTAGAGCATGGTGTTATTATTGGTTTAGTGTCGGTAAGAGCTGATTTAACATATCAGCAAGGCCTTCCACGTATGTGGTCAAGGTCTACACGTTATGATTTTTATTTTCCAGCATTTGCTACATTAGGTGAGCAAGCTATTCTTAATAAAGAGATTTATGCGACTGGTTCATCGACTGACAATGATGTTTTCGGTTATCAAGAGCGTTGGGCAGAGTATCGATATAAGCCATCGCAGATTACAGGTTTGTTTAGAAGTACTACTGCTGGCACATTAGATGCTTGGCATTTGGCTCAGAAGTTTACTAGTTTGCCTACACTGAATAGTACGTTTATTCAGGATACTCCACCGGTTTCACGTGTGGTAGCTGTGGGTGCTGCTGCCAATGGGCAGCAGTTCCTTTTTGATTCGTTCTTTGATGTTACGATGGCTCGGCCAATGCCGTTGTATAGTGTTCCTGGCTTAATAGATCATTTTTAATATGGGATTATTTAGCGGAGTTATTGAATCAGTTGGTAAGGCTTTAAGTGCACCAAGTGTTTTACCCGCCTTTATTGGCGGTGGTGCAAGCCTTTTGGGAGGTTTGATGACTAATCAAGCACAAGCTGAGCAGGCTGCGTCTGCTCAAGCTTTTAGTGCTGATCAGGCTCAAAAACAGATGGATTTTCAGGAGCGTATGAGGGCTAGTCAGTACCAAACTTCGGTGAAGGATTTAGCTGCTGCAGGTCTTAATCCTATGCTAGCTTATTCCCAAGGTGGTGCTGGTACGCCGGCCGGTAGTGCGGCTGTTGGTCAACAAGCTAATTTAAGAAATCCAGCAGAAGCGTTAGCGTCAAGCGCAGCGCAATTAGGTAATATTAAAGCTGATTTAGAGTTAAAGCACGCCAATACTGTTGAATCGTATGAGCGTGCAGATATGTATAGTGCAGATACAAAGTTAAAGTTATTAGAGGCTCCGAATGTATCACAAAGGTTAAAAAACCTTATTTCGGAAGAGTTGCTTAATGATGCTCGTAGAACTGCTACAAATGCAGAAGAAGCCGTAAGGCGTGTAGATGAGCAAATTAAGCGTTTAGGTGATTTGCCAGAAGCAGAATCAAAAGGTGCGTATTATAAGAAAGCACCTTATAACCCGTTTGCATTAAGAGATTTATCGCAAGCGGGATCGTCCGCTGCTAGCGTTGCACGGGACGTAAGTAATATGTTTAGACCAAGTATCGGTAAGCAACCGATGCCTTACCGTGGTAGATAATATGAAAGATAAAAAAGCTCCTTTTTTACGTACACCATATAATTATGATGTAGATAAAGTTTCTGATGAGACTGGTTTGGCTTGTTCAGACCCGAGTTTGGCTCAACAGAATTTTAAGGATGAGACGGATATTAATTATATAGTCCGTCAATTTGGTTTAACTGGCGAATTGCCAGGTAAACCTCTTAGTCCCCAATATGGGGATTTTACAGGGGTTTTGGATTACCATTCGGCAGTTAATGCCGTATTGGCAGCCCAAGATGATTTTATGGAGCTGCCAGCCCACATGCGGAGTCGTTTTAATAACGACCCCGCTGAATTAATAGATTTTCTAAGTAAAGAAGAAAATCGTGAAGAAGCAACAAAGCTAGGCTTAGTTGCTAAGCCCATTTCTGAGCCTTCAGAAACACCGGTCGGCGAGGTGAAACCCGCCGAAGCACAGTGACTTACTTGATGTAACTGTGCTAGGTGACACCAAAGACCACAAGGAGAAGTTATGCTACGTAGAAAACCTGTAAATAAGAAGATGTCGGCACGGCATTTTAAACACAACGTAAGACGTACAAAAGCCCCAAATATGCGTATGAACCCTATGCGTGGTGGCTGGAGGCTGTAATTGCCATGCTATCATCCGATAGCGGCATATCAAACAGTTGATGGTCAGGTTGTTTTTAGCGAAAGGCGATATTTCGACATTAGTCGATCGTTATCATTGCCTTGCGGTCAATGTGTTGGGTGTCGGTTAGAGCGTAGCCGTCAATGGGCTATGCGATGTTTACATGAAGCAAAGCTTCATGAGAATAATTGTTTTATAACGTTAACATATAACGACGAATTTTTACCAAAAGATCGATCGTTGCATTATCGTGATTTTCAATTATTTATGAAAAGGTTACGGAAGAAATATGGCGCTAACATTAGGTTTTACATGTGCGGAGAGTATGGTGAAAAGTTTGATAGACCTCATTTCCATGCCTGTATATTCGGATTTGATTTTTCAGATCGCCAGTACTGGAAACGCACAGGAAGTGGAAGTAAGCTTTATAGATCCAAAGAACTTGAAAAGTTATGGGAGTATGGTTTTTCGAGTATCGGAGATGTAAATTTTGAATCAGCTGCTTATGTTGCCAGATATATTATGAAGAAAGTAACTGGTCAAGGAAAGCATGATCAACATTATAAGTTTACAGATTTAGAGACAGGAGAAGTATTAGAAAAGAAGTCCGAGTTTAATAAGATGTCTTTGAAACCTGGCATAGGTTATGAATGGTTTAAGAAATATAAATCGGACGTTTATCCACATGATTATGTGGTAATAAACGGCCGAAAGGTTCGGCCACCTAAGTATTACGACTTGAAGTATTCAAAAGAATCCCCATTTGAATGGGAAGAAATTCAGTTTAAGCGTGAGCAGTTAGCAAAAGCGAATTTTGAAGATAATACGGATGATAGGTTGTTAGTTAAGGAAACGATTACTAAAGCCCGTGTGAATATGTTAAAACGTGAGTTAATTTAGGAGTTATTATGATTTCAGTTATTGTGAGTGTTCGAGATTCGGCAGCGGAAGCGTTTGGCCGTCCAATGTATTTGCAATCGTTAGGTATTGCTATTAGAAGTTTTACAGACGAAGTTAATAGAGAAGATAAGGATAACCAGTTATTTAATCACCCAGACGATTTTGATTTGTATGAGTTAGGTGTATTTGATGATTCAACTGGTCAGTATCAGATTAGGGATAACCCTAGTGTTATTGTACGTGGTAAGGATGTAAAAATTAAGTAATTCTTAAGGAGATAGTATGTTTCGTAATCGCTCGGTAGATGTTCATCAATTTGCTATGATTCCGAAGGCGGATATTCCCCGCAGTCGGTTTAAAGCTCAAAAGACCCACAAAACTACTTTTGACGCTGGATATTTAATTCCTGTTTATGTTGATGAAGTTCTGCCTGGCGATACGTTTAATCTTAAGATGACTGCGTTCGCCCGTTTGGCAACGCCTTTGTATCCAATTATGGATAATATGCATTTAGATAGTTTTTTCTTTTTTGTACCAAATCGTTTAATTTGGAACAATTGGCAGAAGTTTATGGGAGAGCAAGAGGATCCTGGTGATTCTATTTCATATACAGTGCCTCAGATTGTAAGTCCTGCAGGTGGTTTTCCAGTTGGTGGCTTGTATGATTTTATGGGTTTGCCTACTGTTGGACAGGTAGGCGGAGCAAACACGGTTAGTGTTTGTGCATTTTGGCCACGTGCTTATAATTTAATTTATAACGAGTGGTTTAGAGATCAGAATATGCAGAACTCTGTGACCGTTCATAAGAATGACGGTCCAGATACGTATACTGATTATGCTTTGCATCGCCGTGGTAAACGGCATGATTATTTTACTAGTGCATTGCCATGGCCACAAAAAGGTTCTTCTGTAACTTTACCTTTAGGAACGTCTGCACCAGTTTTATCTGACAATACTCAACCTATATTTGCAAAAATAACAGGCGCTAATTTTACAAATGGCGCAATGGTATATGGATCAACTCAAGTAGCTTTTAGACCAGATTCACCAGGAGCTGGTGATTCAACAGGTGCTGTTAAATTTGGCACTAATACAGGTTTATATGCAGATTTGTCTTCTTCTACTGCAGCAACAATTAATCAATTGCGTCAATCATTTCAGATTCAAAAGTTATTGGAAAGGGATGCTCGTGGAGGTACACGTTATACTGAAATTATTCGCTCTCATTTTGGAGTTATTAGTCCAGACGCTCGTTTGCAGCGTCCTGAGTATCTTGGTGGCGGTTCCACTGTTGTTAATATCAATCCTATTGCCCAAACAAGTGCGACCAATCTTTCTGGAGGTTCTACAGTTTTGGGTAATCTTGCGGCTATGGGCACGTCACTCGCAAGTGGTCATGGCTTTACGCAAAGCTTTGTAGAGCATGGTGTTATTAT